CGCGCCTGTCATTTGACATACCCATTAAATTATTACCCTGAACTTGCGGCTCTCTATATTGCAATTGTTCAACCGCACCGCCCTGCTGATAACCTAAAATGGAGCCCGACATATCAGACCTTTTAGCAGTATAAGGCATTAGTTTATTTACTCTACCTGTAGTGGCTTCATCTGGATTCGTATGATGAAACTTATAATATGCCTCTTGTCTGGCTTTTTCATCCCCTCTTCCTATTTCTTTCAAATATTTATCAGAACCTTTTTGTGCAAACATATTAGCTAAAAACATTGAATCAGCCTGTTCATCTGACCATTCTTGGGGATTAGAACTAATACCACTAGTAAATTTATCTTCAAATCCCAAATTAGCCATTCTATTTCTTCCAGTAGCAACAGAAGCATCTGTAAACTGATACACTCCTTTAGCAGAAGTAGAATCGGCAGCTGCCATACGATTATTATCGGACTCTACATTTCTTACTTGTCTAGACCAATCATACATATTCTTGGTATAAGCATCTCTTTCTTCAGGAGTAATGCCTAATCTGTCCATTTGTTTATCTAAAAATGCTAAAGATTTACTTCCGAATGTAGGAGCGGAACCGACTTCACCGCCATTTTGATAGTTACCTATAGGAATACCTTTTTTTTTTACAGGACCACCATTTCTATATCCCCCTACACCAACTCCATTAAGAGCAACTCTGCCAAATAAATTATTTAACTGTGAACGAGCATCTAACTTTCCGCCATAGAGACCACCCTGTTGCATACCTGATTCTTGTAGGAACTTCATCCGTTGCTCTTCCCTTGGGGTATGAACTCTTTCCATATCCCAAGGACCATATTGTCTTGCAACATCGCCAGCTTGGACGTCGAATGTTTCGCCTCCTCCGCCTACTCTAAATTTCCAATCTCCCGGACCTTCATAACGAGCAGTATCTATTTTTAACTGTTCAAGTGGTATATTAAATTGGTCTGCAAAATATGCCTCACTATAACCACCGCCCGGAGCAAACATAGAAGCACCATGTTGAGGACCGCCTCGCATCAAAGGAAGCTCTTCTTGTCCCTTTACACCCGGTGAAATCCGATGTGCCTCTCTCAATGTTTGAAGCTCGCTCTCTGAAAGGTCCGGTATGGCTGCTAGTTGCCAACTCAAGTCATATCCGGTTTGAGGGTCTATAGAAATTTTTCTGTGATGTTCTTCAAGTTCTTTAGGTGTCATTTTATCCAAATCCTCCTCCCACCATTTCCATTCGCTACCAGTAACTAAATCGCCTTGTTGATAACCACGCACCTGTCCACCAAATTGATAATGCGGGGGTCGTGCTTTTTGCAGGGCACTAGCTACAGTAGCGGAGGCAATCAAGCGGTCAATGGCGCTGTGAGCTCCGCCAGCAGCATTTAATACTTCGAGGTTATCAACACCAAGGGCATTGACTGCCTTTCTATTTATTACGAATTCGCCGGGCTCTAACATGGCTGGCACCACATCACCCATAGCCTGTCTACGGAAATTAGGCAGGTTTGGCATTAGATTGTATTATTGTACATTTGTCAAAAGCGAGGAATTGTAGTTAAACTACATCAAATAATATTACCACATAATATTATATAGATGCAAGTCTTTTTTAAATTATTTTAATAACGGGCTCCGGTTAACCAGTTGTATAGTTTTTTATCGGTACTTTTCTTTGTCTTTCTTTTATGACTTTTAAAGTCATCGGTTGACATTTTGGTTGACTTCGGGGCTCTGGCAAAATAGTCAGCATAATAAAGAGCATCCATGAGGTCATCGTTACGAGGCTTGGGGTGTTCAAAGAATTCATCCACTAATTCAGTCATTTCTCTTTTTATGTAAAGCTTCTTACTGTTTACTATCGGCCCTAGTGTTGTTTCAAGCCTATCTTCCTTCTTTATCCTAGCCGGCGGCTTGACACCTTTAAATAATCCGGGGGTTAATCTCTTTTCATTGGCAGACATGCGGGTAACCATATCCCTGACCATCTCCTGTGCCGCAACTGTTTCTATGGTTACGCGCCTTACAGGGGCATACTTCTTGGCGATATCCACTATTTTCTGAGGAACATCGAATGTCGGTATGCGTTCCCTGAAATATTCCAGCACATAACGGTTACTGCTTGAATCTATACCCATAACCATTATAACCTGATAATCAGATGTAGCTGTAGCTGTGGCTGCCAAGTCAACACCAATGTAAATATTAATGGGGGTTATAGTTTCATTATCTACAATGTAATTAAAACCGTTCATTAGCTTACGCTCTCCATTGTAATGCTGAATACGGTCAATCTTAAAAGCAGCGTTAGTTATATCCCGAGCGTCATTCATATACTCCTGAGCAAACTTATTCACTAAACCAGCTTCAATAAACTCCCGTTTCTTGTTTTTAAGCTTTTTAAGTGAAAACTGCTCGGGCCAAACGGACTTGCCCTCTTCTATAGCCCTGTGGAATATAACGTCCCAAGGATATGAACGCTTATTTTCCATGGCTTTCTTATACCCATCATAAGTCATCTGTAGAAAACTGTCATAATGGACAATAGTACCGGCTAACCATATCCAGCCTTCATTGCCCGGAGTTTCCTCAAGGGCGGGATATATTGTAGAAACCACCCACTTTTTGATTTCCCGGCGGCGTTCAGGGGTTTTAGTGTTTAATTCAGATTCAAAGTCATCAAGGATGATACCGGTATAACGCACATCTACCTCGGCCCTTCCTCGAAGTCTCTGGCTGGTACCTTTGGCAATTACCCGGTCACCCTTGGGTGTTACTAAATCCTTCTCCGTCCAACGCTTTCCGAAGCTGCCGCCATCCATATTACCAAAATAGTACTTTATCATTTTATTATCCTCAAAATGACTGCGCAGGTACTTCAGGTGGTCGATAGCCTGTCCCTGTTCTTCTGATACCCACGCTATGAAATTCTGGCTGTCATCGGGAGAAAAACATAATTTATGCAGAATAGCAGCTTTGGAGAGTATTGATTTCCCAAAACCACGGGGGAGGATGATGCACATACGCTGTCCGGGTCTTGTAGATATGAGCTTTTTGGATACTATGTAATGACAATCGGGAGTAGATGATTTGAGTAGAAAATCGCGAGGCAGGAAAGCTCGGCCAAAGAAAACTAAATCTTTGTATGACTTGGCTAGGATATCATCCCGCCTCGCCATTTCTTCAGGAGCTGGTATTATATTGAAGCTCTCTAGCTCTTTTTCGGGCTTTATAAGCTTCTCTTTTTCTTTTTTTATTTTCTTCGGCAAGTCGTCTTTTTAACCTTTTCCTATCTTTCGCCTTACTATTTGGCATTCTTTGATAGATTGCTAATTGAAGCGTATGATATCAGCCTGTCAATAGCTGAATGTGCGTTCTCCACTATCCCACTACTGTCAAAAGGGATACTAACACCAAGATTCCAATAATCAGTCGGGCGGCCAAGGTTCTCATATTTGCCATGTATACCATATTCACCAATCGGTAAGTTAAACCTGCCCCGTTCAAACGCAGATAAGCGGTTTCCCGGGGCAAGTTTCAAACCCATTAATCCATATAAGCCCTTCGCGAGATTTGTAGCGTTGGTATCTTTGGGACGTTGCTCGATGGCACCAACGGAAAACCGTGTACTTGGGTCTGGATATCCGCGGAATGGTATTCTAGGTTTAATGTTTGAAGGCATAAGCTATGATTTTCTAAGTCTGCCTTTTCCACGGCGTTTAATGCCCAGTAATTTATTGGTAGACCGTTTTAAGTCCCGGGCGGTATCCCTGCCCACTAAAACGGTGGTTGCTATGTTTACAGCCTTGTTAAACTTACGTAATCCTATCATTTTTTTATTTTCCTTTACGTTTGCGTTTATAGCCCCTCATGGACAAGTCTTAAAACCCTTGAACTAATTCGGCAGGAGTGTTTTGATTTTAATGGTATATAAACACCCACCCCAGTAATACGAACAAGGATATTCCCAGTAGTTATTAACTTTTGCTATTACCATCTTTAGGCGCTTCTATCATACCCGTTTCTAAACCCTTCAGCTGTTCTTTCGAAAAACCGGTGAATTCCTGAAACATGGCAATTGTATCCGTTTTCTTCTCGGTTGATAATAAACCGGCTATCTTCATCAATGTCTCAATAGCACGAAGCTTGTCAGAATCGCGAGAACCGGTCTTATCAACGATTGTCTTCGCCGCTTCCAGTAAATATACCTTGGTAATGCCAATATCATCCAGAAGTAACTCAATCTCTTTGTTTATCAATGTTCTTATCCTCTTTTGTCTTAAAAATAGCTTTGAACGCTTTATAGCGTAATCCTTGGAGTTCGTGGGAAACGCGCGCATGTATGCCTGCGGCGGTTCCATGCCGCTGGCAACAAGCTTTGCGAACATGCGTTCACGGTGAGTAAGATACTGCTTGTTACCCCTCCCACCTCCAAATGTGTAAATGTTCTTCGGCGGGCCACCTTCTAACTTGTAATCCTTGGTAACATAGTATGTTCCAAGTAAAGTCCGCACATATGGCGTCTTTTTATTGTATTGAGTACTCTTTATTACCGCCCGCTTTAAAATACCTAATACCTGTCCATCATCTGTTAAAGCCCAATCCCCCTCTTTAGCACTCCGCCAATCTGAACAAACACTGCCAGCACCCTCATGCTCCTTGAATTCGTCAATATTATTGTATATCCGGTGCTCTGTATCCTTTATCGTCTTTGTATACAAATTAGGCCACTCCGCCTATAGGTAGAAAATCAAGATAAGTTAATAAATCCGGGGACTCAATATCATCAACTAACATCAATATCTCGGATATGAATACAAAATCGCCGGTATCTCTGAACTTCTCAGCTAAAACCTTTAATAACTCAATCTGGTCTCCAAGTGTGAACCCTATATCATCTAAATAGTAATCCATACCCCTAAATTAATATAAAAGTATAATACGATTCAATCCCTATTATTGAAAATAAATTATATTTTACTTGACAAATAAACTATACTATAATAAATTCAACCGCCCGAAAGGGCGATAATATAATAATTACTATCTATTACTATAGTATTACTATATTACTATTATAGTACTATATTAATATATTACTACTATATTACTATTCCACATACTATACTATATTACTACTATAGTACTATATTACTATAGTATAATATATTACCCGCGATAAAAAAAAAGAGGCAAATCCTGAAAAAATTGAAAATAATATATAATTATGGGTGCGTCTCTTTTATTTATCTGGTATCCCCCCCTATAGCTGATTCAGGTTGAGTTTTCTAGGTTGAAAAAGTGCTTTCCAGTTGGCGCAGGTTGAGCAATTGAACAGCCTCCAATGCTGTCTCAATTGCGCTCATATTCTTTTATTTCTCGACGGTGCGGAACTTTTCTCTGGTTCATTCGTATGCGATGCATAGCATAGCAGTTTTTTGACAAATCG